CAAACAGGTACAGGTTCTATTTCTGCTTCTTTAGATATTAAAGGATACAATATCACCTCAGATTGGAATAGAATATCCCCAGGAAAATATTTGCTTCATGTTAGCGGCAGCAACACAATTGATACTGGTTTCACTCAATTGATGTCTTCAGGTTCAGTAACAGGTAGTTTAGGTATATCTTTCACATACAATCCTAGATTTGCTTATGAAACTAGTTCTGTTTTTCATGTGTTCACATCTGCCTCTAGTTTTATTGGAACAGAATCAATATATTTGTATGTTCAAACATACTCTTTAGTTAGTAGATCATATTTAGATAATATGATTATTGGTGATCTTCAATTAAACCTTAGTATATCCTCTGGATCTGTATAATAAAAAAACATTTAAAATAATAATTTAAAAATAAACCTATATGTCTCTTTACATAACATACTCAGCAAGCTTATCTCAAACTGGCTCTGGCCCTATCACAGCCTCTTTAGGAGGTAAAAACACTATTACTGGATCATGGTCCAGATTAAGTGCAGGAACATATCAATTAGTATCATCAGGTAATTTTGCTCCAACTATATCTTCAGGTTCAGTAACTGGTAGTCTTGGTTTTTCTTTTTCATTTAGTGGTACTAGTGCTAACAGTACTGGTAGTGGATTCACAGTATACAACACATCTTCTAATGCTTTAATTATTAGAACCTACCATACCGGAGTATTAAGCGATAATGCTATATTAGGTAATCTCCAACTTCAAGTTGGTGTTTTATCTGGATCAGGCTTTAACATTATCTAATTTTTTATAAAAATATATTTAATAAAGACCTCAATCTGGGGTCTTTTTTAATATTTATAAACAAACTCTACTCATGGCTAACATTCCTATATATCCTGGAAGTTCATCATTCTCACCGGGGCTTACTCCATTTGGATTTTATGATTATGACTTACAATTTCAAAATGATGCTGATAGAGTAGCCACATTTTGTGCTAGAAGATTAGGATATCCTTTAGTTGATATTGAATTACAAGATTTAAACTTTTATGCTGCTTTTGAAGATGCTATCACTACTTATGGTAATGAATTATATGCTTATCAAGTAAGGGATAATTTATTATCATTAAATGGAGCGCCAACTGATGTTGAAATCAATGATGCTATTATAACTCCTAACATGGGACAAATAATTAGATTATCTCAACAATACGCTTCAGAAGCTGGAGCTGGAGGTAATATAACTTGGTATAGTGGATCACTAGATTTAACCCCAGGCCAACAAGTATATGATTTAAAAGAATGGGCTATTAGCCAAAGTATATCAGGTGGTATTGAAATTAAAAGAGTATTCTACCAAGATATACCAGCTATAAACCAAATGTATGCTCCATTTGGAGGATTCGCTGGTTTAGGAGGTGTACCTGCAGCTGGTTTATATGGTGGAATGTATGGTGGTGGATATGGTGGTGGATATTTAATGATGCCTGTAGCATATGATGCTGGAGTAATCCAAGGTATTGAATTAAGTAATACAATTCGTTTATCACAATATACATTTGAGATTATAAACAACAATATTAAAATATTCCCTATACCATCAGACAATGACTCTAGAGGAGGATATTTATGGTTTGAATATATTAAGTTAGATGATAGATATGCTGATAGTATAACTCAAACTAATGGAGATAAAGTTACAAATGTATCTAACGCTCCATATGGTAATCCGGTTTATACTCAAATAAACGCTATTGGCAAATCTTGGATATTTGATTATACTTTAGCATTATGTAAAGAAATGTTAGGATATATTCGTGGTAAATATAGTACCATTCCTATTCCAGATCAAAACATAACTTTAAATCAAGCTGATTTATTAACAGCGGCTACAACTGAAAAAAGCGCTTTAATTGATAGATTAAGAGCTTATCTTGATGAAACTTCTCAAAAAGCTTTACTTGAAAGAAGAGTTCAAGAAAGCGATTTTAGAAAACAAGAAATCAATAATGTACCAATGGTAATATATATAGGATAATGGCACTTTTTGGAGGCAGTAGAGACATATCTCTTTTTAGACACATTAACAGAGAACTGTTAGGAGATATTATTACCCAACAAGTAGCTTTTTATAAATTTGTTTTAGACAAAACTGTGGTTAATATGTATGGAGAAGCTTCTGGGGGTAAATTTTATGATGGCCCTGTGTTATTAAACTGTTTAATAACAGTTGCTGATAATACATCTCCAACAAGTGAGTTTGGAGTTGATTTTAATTGGGGAATAACAGCTGCTTTCTTAAGAGATGATTTAGTTGAAGCTAATATGCATCCTGAAGTAGGTGACATTATCTTATACCAAGAAAGCTATTTTGAAGTTGATAATACTAACACTACTCAATTCTTTGCTGGTAAAGACCCTGATTTCCCTTATGAGAAAAACCCATTAAACCCAGGATTAGGTAACTTTGGATATAATGTGAGTGTGATTTGTGAAACTCACTATACACCTGCTGATCGTGTTAATATAATTAAACAAAGATTATAATGAGTCAAGGAAAAAAACCAATACCTAAAACACAAAGAGAAATAAGCATTTCTCAACAAAATCCTTATAATCCTCCTCCTGGGGCTGAAGGATTTCAATATACTGGTAATCCTAATGAAGCTAACACACCTAACAGAGCTTTAGAGACATCATTTAGAAATGATACTACAAAACCTATATCTATTGGTATTCAAGATATAGATGAGTCAGTAATGTATTATTTTCAAAATATTATTAAACCGTATGTTCATCAAAACGGAGAAAGAGTAACTGTACCTATAATTTATGGATCACCTGAGAAATGGAAATCATTTCAAAAAGATGGTTACTATAGGGACTTACAAGGAAGAATAATGGCTCCTCTTATTATGTTTAAGAGGAATAACATTGAAAAAAATAGAACATTAGCTAATAAATTAGATGCTAATGAACCTCATAATATAACAGTTTATGGTAAGCGTTATAGTAAACAGAATGAATATAGTAAATTCAATTTGTTAAATAACATCAAACCTGAAAAAACATACTATGCCACTGTAGTGCCTGATTATTTGACTATAACATATGATTGCGCTATATTTACTTACTATAATGATCAATTAGCTAAACTAATTGAAATGATGGAATATGCCTCAGATTCATATTGGGGTGATCCTGAGCGTTTTAAATTTAAAGCATCAATTGATTCATTTGCTACAACCACTGAATTATCAGATAACGCTGAACGTGTAGTTAGAAGCACATTTACTATCAAAATGCATGGATATATCATTCCTGATATTCCTCAAAAAGATATGAATGCTATAAGAAAATTTTCAGAAAAAAACAAATTGACTTTTGGTATAGAAACAACTACTAATATTGAAACACTTAATTCAGGTTCTTTAACATAAAGGTATGGCTAATGTTAGAATACCATTTCAGTGGGGTAAAGCAAATTTCGCTTGGGAGACGAATCCCTTCCCGAATCAAAGTAAGAATCCGTTTACTTGGGATGATTGCGCGTTAATAATTGAAGTATTAGAAGGTTTAGCAGGTGGAAAAGCACCTGAAGATTTATGGAAAGATAAACAGAAAAAGAAACGATTTATTACTTTAATAATGAAATGTGAAGGAAAAAATATAGATTATAAAGAAACGAAAGAAGTAATAGATCGTAAAATACGTATATCAGACATAGCCTTAGTAGCTAAAGAAGTTCTAGGCATAAACATTAAAGTTGATTTATAATGTACAAATTATTTACAGATAAACCTGAAGTATTCGAGTGTAATATAAAATTAGAGGGTGCTTCATTAAAAAACAGTCAAGCTCGTTTAATCATTGAAACAGAAGATATTAATCTTCTATTTAATGGTTCAATCACCTCAGATGGTAAATGTACTATACCTATTAAAAAATTAAAAGGTTTATTAGAAAGCAACACAGAAGGTCAAATTAAGCTTGAGGTCATCGCAGAGGATACTTATTTTACACCTTGGAAATCAAGTTTTCAAGTTGAAGCATCTAAAAAATTAACTGTAGAAGTTAAATCTCAAGACGCTGAGCTTATAGCTGAAAGTGCTCCTAAAATTCAAGTTAGTGGTATTAAAGAAGAAAACATTGATCCTATAACAGAACATGTAATTAAGTTAGTTAGAATGTTAGTTAAAGAAGATATTAATGTTAAAAATTTAACTATTAAAAAAGATAAAGTAAACAACATTGTAGCTACTTATTTACAAGAAAATAAAATTGAACAAGAACAAGTTCAAGAAATTATAGACGGGATTATCTCAAAACTCCCAAAATAAAAAATTTAATAAGTTATGGCAGGACCATTTGACTTAACAGGTCAAAATATTGAGAACACATACCAACGAGTCTTACAAACACCAGATGGTGTTACATTCTATGATGGTACAGGTTCATTAATTAATTTACCTGGAGGAATAACAGTCCCTGGAAACCCTAATAAGTCAATTCAATTTAATGGGAATGGAGCATTTAGTGGTTCATCAAACCTTACATTTGATAGTGCTTCTAATAGTATGATATTAACTGGTAGTATGATTACTACTGGTTCGAATTTATTAATCGGAACAACCACTTTAACTGGTAGTTTAAACATAACTGGCTCAACAACACAAATTGGAAACAATACTCTAGCAGGAAACACCACACTATCAGGTAGCATTATAATTTCAGGAACATTTGGAACAAATAATCCTACAGTCAGAATATATGGGGATACAGAACATAACGGTTATATAAGATTTGATCCTGTATCTACAAATATAGACACCTCAATATCTGCCTCATATATCTATGTATCAGGCTCAACAAATGACTTATATTTTAGCCAAAATAGTAGTGGATACAATAATGTAACTCGTTTACGTTGGTTAGAAGGTAATTTATATACTGGTTTATTACATGGTGGAGTTATAACTCAAGTAAATTCAAACACATATCAAGTTGCGAGTGGTAGTGGTATAATTGTTAATTTAAATGCTTCAATACCAAATGACCCATATCCTACAATACAGTTCCTACAATGGGGTAACCTAACAAAAACAATTGATGCTTTAAGTGCTTCATATGACCAACAATTCATAGCAATAAGTTCAAGTAATCAGATACACGCTCAAGGTACCCCATATTTTAACGGAGAAGTAGACACATATATCCCAGTAGGTATTGTTTTACACCAAAACCGTTCATCAATAAATGCTGTAAAAACACAACCCTCTCTAGCATATGGATGGAAACAGAGATCAAATGTATTCATATCTGCTTTTGGACCTTTAAAACTATCAGGACATGCTTTAGCAACAAGTTCATCTCGTGGACTAACAGTTGGAAGTGGTACTTCCTTTGCAGATGGAGCTAATTACCCAACAGATCCAAATAATCCATCTTATGTAACAGACCCTGGAACAAATGTTTCTAAAATATTTAGATACAGACAGTCAGGTTCTAATTGGGTATATGATACAAATGGAGGAGTAGGATACACTGTAATAGATCCAACCCAATATTCACTTA